GAACCAGCCGCAGGGGCAGTAGAAATGGCAGCTGCAATCTCACTGAAGTGAGCAGTAGGAATTAGTTCAATTCCTGCAACTTTCATAACTTTACCATCTGCAATTGAACCTTGACCACTAAAGTCAACATTCACTACATTAGTTCCGTTTGCTAGTTTGTAGTATTCTTCCAATTTAATGAAAGCTTTTCTACCTTCTTTTGGTACATAGTTAGCATCTAAAGCTTTAGCTGCATCAAACAATGAATCAATCATTGCATTTGCTGCTGTAGAAGCTGTAGCACTAGCGATACCAGTGTTAGTTATTACAGTTCCTGCTCCATAGCCTGAATCAGCTACGTTTGCAGAAGCTTGTGCTGCTTGACCAATAGTTTGTAAGATATGCTTATCTTTTTGGAAAGCAAGTGCTCTACCGATTTCAGTAGAATATGCACTTCTTACATCCCAGTGGTTTTTAGCCTCTTCAATATTTGATAAAAATACCGAAGATAAAAGTAGGTCATTAATAGTAATAACCTTTTCGTTGTGGTTTACATCAGAACCGAGTATTTCGGCACCAGCAGTGTGGTAAGATGCTCCGACCCTTCCCATTACTGGGAAAGTTGCAGATTTGCCAGAAGCGATACTTCTAACCATTTCTGCACCAGCTGTTACTGAAGCTCTATCAAATGAAGTAAGTACCTCACCTGCAAAAACTTTCAGAAACAATGCATCTTCACTACCAGAAGCGTTAACTCGACCTAATGATACAGGCGTTGCTGCTGTCATGTTTTTTCTCCTTGTTGTGTTGTTATTGTTAAATAAAAGTCTCTACATTATCCTCAGTTTTTACCCAGATTGTCGCCCTCAAGCGGTCAAGTTATTACACTTACTTTTATGTATTGACAGTTGCCTTCTAATAAGAAAGCACAACTATAATGCCTTGTGGGTTTTATCCCACAAGACAAATTCTTTATTTTTTCTTAGCTGTCTTAGCAGCTCTTTTAAATTGCTTAGCAGTTGGTGCACCTTTGCTTCCAACTTTACGCATTTTCTCACCACTGCCAGCTGCTATTCTTTTACGTTTAGCATGTATATTAGCGTATAAACCTTTTTTCATTATGCTTTCATTCCTCTTTTTTTAGCAGTTGCATAAAATACTTTAGTACCTTTTTTCTTACCATAACTTTTAGTCATAGCTTTTTTCATCTTACTTGCTTTTTTAGTTAATGGCATAATTATAAATTACTGTTTTGAAGTTTTTGTTTAACTTCATTTTGATATGCAATATCTTTAGCATATTTAGGATTTGACATTGCTTCAGTAACTTGTGCCCAAGATTGAAAACCTTGTTCAACACTAGGTGTAGCTTTGCCAGACATTAATTTAGGTTCAGTTCCGTTAGCTCTTTCGTATTGACCTTTAAGAGCATTAACAGCAAGTTTAACTGTTTCCATATCTGAACTATTTACCGCTTTGTTATACGCTTGTTTTTCACCATCCGTCATATTTTCAGCAGCCCATTCAACCATTTCTTTATACGCAGTATCACCGCCAACAGTATTTTTAATATCTGTTGAATATTTTTCAGCCAATGCTTGTTGACCAGAAATATAGTTATCAACATATTCTTTTGTTATCCCAACTTTTGCTAATGCTTCATATGATTTAGCATCTAATTCACCTTTTTCTGCGTATTCATTTTGCAGTGAAGTCATATCTAATCCAGCAGATTCAACTGCTTTTTCAGCTACTTCTAAAGTGTTCTTATTTGCTTCTTGTTCTTTTAAAGTAGTTTTCCCAATTGGGTCAACTTCTTCTTTTTGAGATTGTCCACCAAGTTTCTTTTCTAACTCAGCATATGATTTAGCCAGTTCCTCAACAGAATTAAATTTTTCTGGTAAGCCTTCTGGTTTACTTTGTGTTGACTGTGTCTCGTTTGTTTGTTCTTGTGTCTCTACAGGCTTTTCTGAATTAGTTTCAGCTGCTTGTATTTCTACTTTTTCTACCATTTATTATTGTCCTTGTTGTTGTTTCATCATGCTACTTACAGCAGGTGCAACACCTTTTTCAACCATTTGCATCATCTGTTGATTTTGCATTTGTTCTTCCATGGCTGCTTGTTCCTGTTGCATTTGCTCTGGAGATTTAACTAATCCCTCAGTGTCTATACCTAGACCAGTAGCAATACGTTTAACTAAATCGTCAGTGTTCAATGATTGAGCAATCTGAGGATTTACTTGTGCTAAGTTTCCTATCTCAGCAACAAATTCTCTTAATTTTTGTAAATCATTTCCTCTACCTAAAGCTTCTATTCCTGTAATAATAGTAGGCCTAACAGAATCTTTTGGTAATGCAGGAATTTCTTTTGCTTGTGACATTCTTTTCATCAGTATTTTAACTAATGGTAATTGAAATTCTTGAGATAATAATGAATAAATACCACCCATAGAAGTTTCTAATTGTTCTGCCATATATCTAATTTCTTGTGCCGTAACTCTTTCAGCATCTCTTTGTATTGCAGTGTGTAGTAAGAAAGCATATGACATACGCTCTTCTAATTTACCAATACTTCTTTCAACTACTTGTAAATCATATTGTTTTTGAGCTTGTAATACAGACACATCATCTTGAGTACCTGTAATAATATCACCATTTCTTGTATTAGCTAAATCTTTTTTTCTAGTAACAGAGTTAGGTCTAACCATGAATACTACTTTAGAAGATGCAGCAGCACTTTCAACAAGTGCTTGAGACAAACCTTCTAATGATTTTAAATCACCAATAAATTCTTCAACATAACTTCTACCGTAATCTTCATTATCAACTCTAACCATCCTTAATGCTTGGTAAGGAAAATTATCAACTGTGTATGAACCAATTGAAGAAGGTATTTTTATACCCTTAACTTCTTGACATACGTAAAATTTATCTTTTGATGTTTTGTAAATGTGTGTAAATAAATCTATGTCTTCATCATCTTTATAATCAGAATCTTTTGCAACCATCATCTTAACATCTTCATCTAAAGACATTGGACTAATACATTCTTTAATAACAATTTCTAATAACTCACCTGATTCATCTCTTCTACATACATAATTTGTAATAGGATAAACTCTCATGTTTCCTTGTTTAGGTAAATAAGTAAGTACGTTTCCAGCTACAATCAAATGTTTTAATGCTTCAAATACAGAAACTCTTAAAGCAAGTTGTTCTATTTTATTTGATACTTCTCTTTCAATTGTTGCTAATGATTTTTCAATTTCTGATTTTAATTCTTTTTGTTGTTCTAAATCTTTTTTAGCGTTACCTGAAATTGATAATCTAAAAAATGGGGAATTAGGGGGAAGTAATAATAATAATAATTTAGAAGCTAAGTTATTAACGCCTCTTGCTCCTACTGATTGAAAAGGATTGTATAAGTCTGTTGAGACATGAAAGCCATCTGGTGGCAATAAGGAAGGAATTGTTAGCTCACTACACTCTTGAGCTCTATCTAAAAAATGTTCTCTGTTCTCTTTTAATTTTTCGTATCGTTGTTTAGCGGTCTCTTGCAATAATTTGCTGTTGCTGTAGTTCATATATTATTGTATATTTAAACCTGAGCTTGTAGGTATATTCAAACCAGATGAAGTTTGTAAAGAAGATGTTCCTCTTCTTCTAGCCTTTTTAGCAGTCATTTCTGCTTTCTCCGTAGTTGCAGCTGTTCTAACTGTAGGTGCTACTTGTTCTCCTATTGGAGAAGGCGGCGGAGCTGGTGGGGGAGCTGGCTTAACTTCAGGTACTTTTGGTGATGATAAACACATATTATTTATTTTCTGACCTCTCTTTTAAAGTGTTGATGAATCTTACTACATCTCGTTGGCCTGCTTTAAAGTACACTGTTTTAGTATCATCAGCTAAACTAGGTGATTTCTCAGGAAATACTTCATTTAACATCTTAACTAAATCAACTGCCAGTACAGGCATAACTAAATCTTCAGATTCATTCATATTTTATTCTTCTAAAAAGGGCACTTTAATCAAACAGTGACCCTGTGATAGTACCTTTGTTATACTCAGTTGCTCTATTTTCAAAGAAATTAGCATGTTCTACACCATTTAATACCCAGTCCAACCATGGTAATGGGTTATCTTTTACATTGTAATTAGGTTTTAAAGACAATTGCAATAGTCTTCTATCAGCAATATATCTAATGTATTGTTTAACTTCTTCAGGTTTTAAGCCTCTAATACCACCCATCTCAAAAGCTAAATCAATAAACTTATCTTCAAGGTCAACCATATCACGGCATGTCTGATAGATACTTGCTTTAAATTTTTCTGTCCAAATATTTGGGTTTTCTTTGACTAAAGAATGAAACAATTTAATCATGTTTTCTACATGGTGTGTCTCATCTCTAATAGACCAAGTAACAATTTGGCACATACCCTTCATTCTTCCATATCTTTGAAAGTTTAATAACATAACAAAAGAAGCAAACAATTGAAGACCTTCTCCAAACGCAGAAAAACAAGCCATGTCTAAAGCTAATCCTTCTATGCCTTTACCTTTTGATTTAAATAAATAAGTATGTTTATCAGACATTTCTTTATACTGTTGAAATGCTTTGTATTCACTGTCGGGCAATCCAATAGTATCATTAAGTAATGAATAAGAATGTGCATGGTTTGCTTCGCTAGTTGCAATAGCAGACAACATCATTCTAATTTCAGGTGGTTTAAATTTAGGAATGTATTTATCAAGATACGCTTGTGCAATATCAACATCACCTTGAGTAAAGAATTTTAATATTTGATTAATTAAATTTTTTTCTTCTGCTGTTAATCTTTCATTCCAATCTCTAATATCTTCATGTAAAGGTACTTCACTTGGTAGCCAATGCATTTTTTGTTGCATGTCATAAGCTTCAAAAGCCCAGTCATATTCAAATGGTTTATAATGTACTCGTTCTTCAAATAGTGGCATAGTTTATCCTTCGCATGCCAGACAACTATCAGCATTAGCTTCTGGTATTATTGTTCTTGCAATTTTACTTGATACTAACTCGGCTCTTTTAATAGCTTCTGAACGAGTGTAGTAAAGTGTTTTTAATTTTTTCTTCCAAGCTAACATATGTAAATTATGTAAATCTTTAATGTGTACGTCAGCTGGAATAAAAATGTTTAAGCTTTGACTTTGACAGATGTATTGCTGTCTATCGGCAGCATGTTCAATTACCCATTGTTGGTTAATCTCGATAGCAGTTTTAAAAATATCTTTTTCATATTCTGACAAAACTTCGAGATGAGCAACCGAGCCTCTTTGCGAGACAATGGATGTCCATATATTATCATTGTTTATCCCCTTCTTTTCTAATAATTTTTCTAAATGTTTATTCTTAACTAAGAAAGAACCAGACATTGTTTTTTGTACATAAGCATTTGCTCTGAATGGTTCTATTGATGGTGAAGTTGTTCCACAAATAATAGAGCTAGATGCATTAGGTGCAATAGCTAATAGATGTGCATTACGCATCCCTGTTCCTTCCATGTCAGGAGCCTCACCTCTTTTGACAGCAAGTCTTTGTGATTCAGCAACAGCTTGTTCTTTAATGCTTTTAAATATTTTCATATTAATAGATTTAGCTAAAGCTGATTCAAAAGGTATAGATTTAGATTGTAAATATGAATGAAATCCCATAGCACCTAAACCAAGACTTCTTTCAGCAGCTGCACTAAACCTAGCTCTAAATAAATTTTCAGGAGCATTGTCAATAAAATATTGTAATACGTTATCTAAGAATCTAATTAAATCAGGTATGAATAATGTATCATTTTTCCATTCATCATACTTTTCTAAGTTAACACTTGATAGACAACAAACAGCTGTTCTGTTTTCATTTGTCGGTAAAGTTATTTCAGAACACAAATTAGAATGGTGTACTTTTAATCCTAAATCTTTTTGTGTTTGGGGTAATCCTTCATTGATAGTGTCAATAAAAGATATATAAGGCTCACCAGTATTAACTCTAACCTCTAATATTTTTAACCATAAATCTCTAGCTGAAACTGTGCGTATTACTTTTTTAGTATGCGGGTCAACAAGATTCCAAGTATCATCATAAGTAGGTTCTTTAATACATTTATCTATTAACTCCATAAAATCATTTGTTATATTAATTCCATGGTGTAAATTTAAATTTTTTCTATGTGCATCACCCCCAGTAGGTTTACGCATCTCAATAAATTCTATAATTTCTGGATGTGATATATCCATGTAAGAAGCATAACTTCCTCTTCTAGTTTTACCTTGAGAAAATGCTAGTATCTCACTGTCAACTACATGCATAAATGGTATAGTTCCTGAACTAGCACTGCCGCCTGAAGTGGCCACACCATCAGAACGCACATGTCCCCAGTAACCACCTATGCCACCACCAACAGAAGCAAGCCAAGCGTTCTCTGTGTAATGACCAGTTAATCCTTCTCTACTATCACCAACATAATTTAAAAAACATGAAATAGGCATGCCTCTTTTAGTACCACCGTTAGACAAAATAGGTGTTGAATACATAAACCACAATTTAGATGCGTAGTCATATATTCTTTGTGCCATTTCATCATTATCTGAAAAAGCTTTTGCAGCTCTCATAAATGCTTCTTGTGGTGATTTTTCTTCTGGCAATAAATATCTATCTTGTAATGTTTTCTTACCAAAGTGTGTTAATAAATCGTCTCTATTATACTCCATGTAAATTTGTCAATGCTCCTGATGTTGAATAAGCCACGTCTTTTATTGAAGGCACAGTTATTAAACTATTGTTTCTATCTAATAATTTGTATTGAATTTTTGTTGGTTTAAATTGTTCAAGATGTTTGAATACAATTTCTTCATGTAATGTAGAACAAGTATAAACATCTAATTGTATTAAAGATGGATTGTCTTCATCCCATACATGTAATGCTATGTGTGATGTTTCAATTACAGCAACACAAGTAGCTCCTTTGTTTCCTTTTTTGTCACAATAAAAAGCTTGTGGTTCTCCCATCAATTTCATTTTAATTTGTGAGACTAAATCTTTAACCCATGTTTTAACTTCTTCAATGCTTTTAGGTGGCTGTGTTACCATAGCTCTAACAATTAAATGTTCGTGTGTAAGTATCATTATATTTTTGTTCCAAATACAGAGTATTCTTTTTCTGGTTCGTAGTTAAGTGTTACGCCAACTGGCTCTGGAAATTCTTTAGCAATAATCATATCAATATATTGTTTTGCTTTTTTTAAATCTTCCAATTGTTTCTCAGCTGACAAATGTTTTTTATTCCAACGACAAATATATTTAATTACATTGCCTTCTGCATATGGAATATTATTTTGCATAATAAAAGTAGCAGGCTCAATAACCATAGAATAATGTTTTGGTTTTTTTATTGCATCCATAATTTTACTTCTCCTGTTTCTTTATTGTATTCACCATGTCTAAGTATGCGTGCAACCCTTGCTTGTTGTAAAGCTTCACTTTCGGTGTAACCTTTTTCTTCATACAACTTAATAACTATTTTCCATAGGTCTAAGATGGGTACCATAGTATATTTATTTATAAGTTTTTCAGCTGTTTTAATACCAACATTAGGTAATCCAGTGTAACCATCAACAGCATCACCAGATAAAGTTTGTATCATAAACCAATAATCAGCTAATTTTAATGGTGTTTCTTTAAACAACACACCATCTGTAGATAAAATAGCAGGTATTTGTTTAAGGTCTTTATCAATTGAGACAATAATTCTTTCTTCATCTGTTGGTTCTGTTGCCATAATACCTAAAACATCATCAGCTTCTAAGTTTTTCCACATAACACCATTATGATTTTCCATAACATATTTACGTAAAGCATTTAAAACCATTGGTTTTCTTTTTTCTTTTCTGTTTGCTTTATATGTAGGCATAACATCTTTTCTAAAATTATGTTTATCAGTTAACGCAACAACATAATCATCAGCTTCAAGTTGTGAACCTAAATCTTCTATTTGAGAATCCACATCTGCCATACATTGTTTCTCATCACAATGTAAAGTCCAAAGTCCATCACCCCAATGAGTGTCTATTTCATTTTGTGTAGCTATTTTATAAATTAAAATATCGCCATCAATTAGTAATATTCTTTTCTTAGCCATATATTATTTTCCTTTCCTGTAATTTACGTTAAATTTTTTGCCAAAAATATTTCGGATAATGGAATTAAAACAAACTTACTTCGCCATCCATCACCACCATTTTTAAGTGTGCCGATATATTTTTTAGTTAATTTCTTAATTGTTTTAATATCAAAAATTAATCTGCAATAATCTTTATCACCATTGGCAAGTATGTGCACCCAATAATCAGCTTTGGTTGCCATGATGCCAGACGGTTTACCATTACATTCTATTTCAATTGCAATGTTACCAGTTTTAAACCACCAATCACGTTCTGTCTTTACTTCTAACTTTCCTTCTTTTAATATTTTTTCAATACGTTCTTCTCTTTCTTGTCCATATTTTAAATCAATATCAAATTTATTATTTGCTTTAATCATTAATGTGTATCACTCCAATTGTCTCCTATTTTATACTCACCTGTTAATGGAACTCTTAAATTAAAATGTTTGCCAGTACGTTCTATGGCTTCAACAGCTAATTTACCTATTTCATCAGCATCTTCTGCAAGACACTCTATTTGTATTTCATCATGCACCCAAACAACTTGCTGTGCATCATGGTGTTTTAATAATTTATCAAATTCAACAAGCCATTGTTTACATACAATAGCACCGCCAGATTGTAATAAAGTATTCAGTGCAGCATGTGATGAACGAACTTTAATTTTTCTTTTGTCAAGACCAATTAAATAACCTCTTTCAGCTGCTGTTTGAACTTCTGTTATTAATCTATTTAAAGCTGGTAAATTATTTAAGAAACGTTTTTTAATCTTGGATGCTTCTGCCATAGTTTTACCAGTTACTAACCCTATCTTTTTTACACCACCGCCATAAAGAAAACAGTAGTAAAATCTTTTGGCTAAGTCTCGGCTGTCTAAACCTGCTAATTTTTGTGTCTCAGAATGTATGTCACCCTCAAGAACAACTTTAGCATAATTGCCATTATCATACTTAGCCATATAGTGAGCCAACATTCTCACCTCTAAACCAGAGACATCAACGCCTACAAGTTTTTTACCTGCTGGAACCGTAAATAAGGCTCTACATTCTTTACCGTAAGGCACATTGACACTTGGTATTTGTGCCATGTTTGGGTACGAATGTGTTGCTCTAGCTGTAACAGTTGAATTGGTATTACACACTCCATGTATTTTCCAATTCTTTTCATGCTTTAACCAAGCTTGTGCTCCTGTAGCTAGTTGCCCAATTCTTTTATCTAATAAAAAATGTTCGCACAATATTTTAGCTTCTGGATATGGTAATGAAGCTAATACTGTTTCATCTAATTTAGGTTTACCATCTTCAGTAAATTCTTTTGGTTTCCAATTATGAATAGATATTAATTTTTCTGCAATATCTTGTCTGCTTGATGGATTAAATGTTTTCGTGGATTCTTTATAAAACACTTGACCTTTAACATATCCTCTAGCTTTGTTATTTACTTTAGGAAAAAATGGTGTTTTAATTGTTTCAGGTGGAAACATTTCTTGGAATTTATCTTCAAGTTCTAATCTTCTTGTATTTAATTTTGTATATAATTCTCTTGCAGCTTCTAAATTAAAAGTAAATCCATGTTGTTCTTGTTTGTAAATTAATTTAGCAACTTCATGTTCTAATTCCATTGCTTGATTTGAATATCCTTTTTCATTTATCATGTTGTATAATTTATGAGTTACTTCAACATCTTGAATACAGTATTCTAACATTTCAGGTGTAAATGTTTTCCAATCAGTTTCAATAGTTGTTTTGTAAGTTCCAATTCTATTACCCCAAGCTTTTAAACTATGTCTTCCAATACAATCTCTAGGAAAATCTTTTCTTTGAAAATCTTTTTCTTTTACATCTGGATATAACAATCTTGTTGCTACCAAAGTGTCAAAAATTTTTGCGTCAGTTTCAAAGCGAAGATAAAGTTTTTTAAGAACAGGTAAATCATATTTAATTATATTATGACCTATTAATAATTCTGCTTTTCTTAATTTGTTAACAGCTTCATCTGTTGTTAATTTTAAAATTTCGTTTGTTTCAATATCTTTTAAAACAATGCAATGAACTTTAGTAACGTCTTCTAATAAACCATCAGTTTCTAAATCAAATATATATTTCATAATTTTATTTTTATAATTTTAATTACATTGCTAGTTGGAATTGTTGTTACATTACCAACATCAGCAACAAAACCTTCATCATCAAAATTTAAATCAGCCGCAATTATATGTATTCCACCAGAAGATTTAATAAGCCATCCAGTTGAAACACAAATAGTTGGTTTTGATTTTATTGCTGCATTTAAATGTTGCCATCCAGCATCTGAATTTATATCAGACCACCAGAGCTGAACAAAATCAGCATCTAATGTTTTTTTATTCAGTATTGGAAGGTTTATTTTCTTTTTCATCAATTTGTTTTTCTTTTTTGTCTTCTTTTTTATCACCAAATATTTCTAACCAGCCTTGTTTATAAGCTTCATCAGGTATCATTTTACCGTCTCTCATTTTTTTATCTACCATATATTAATGTACTGTTATTGTTTTTGTTTTTAATTGCCATGCATAATAAGTTTGTTCACATAACTCAGCTATTGCATTGTCAATAAATTTTTTAACCTTATCACTTGGCACCATTACTATTATTTCTTTTTCTGGATTTAATTGTGCTTTAATCAAATGTGCCATAACATATTCTGTCCAACTATAAGCTGTATGTCTATCAGAAATCTTTTTGAGTTTCTGCTTGTACTTCATTTAATGTTCCTGTTTCTAAATCATAACGTAATGTACAAGCTGTGCCTGTTTCACCACTAAAACGATTTTTAAGTATGTTAAGTTTTGCAAGATTGTCACTTGATTGTAAATCTCTATTCATAGAAATAATCATGTCAGCTAATTGTCCAATGCTGGCCGAACCCCTAAGACTATTCATAGATACTTCAACACCATCTTCATAACCTTTGTTTCCTTCTGGTCTTTTTAAATGTGAAACAAGTATTAATCCGATACCAGTTTCTTCAACTAATGTTCTTAATTTAGAAACAAAATAATCAATTAATTTACGCTCATCATTTGTATGTTCATCACCTAAAGCTGACAAAGCCATATGTAAATGGTCAAGCACAACAAAATCTACTGCACAAGCTTTTGCCAAATATCTTATTTTAGATAATAAATTATCAGCAACGGTACTACCGAAGTGGTTATATAAATAAAACTTCCCATTACCAACAGTATGTTTAAAAGTCTCTTGTAGTTCGGCATCTGTTATTCCCTCTCTAGTTAAATGCAAAGGTTTTTTTAATTTAACTCCCATTATTCCTAAAGCACTTCTTTTAATACTTTCTTCTAATGCTATATAACCAACAGTAAAATCTTGGTTTATTAAATCTAACGCAACATGTCTGCAAAAACTAGATTTACCAACTCCAGTTCCAGCGGTTAAAACTACAAGCTCACCTTTTCTTAAACCATAAGTTTTTTTGTTTAAACAATCAAAAGGATATTTAGCGGTAACATGTTTTTCTTCTTTTTGTATTTCTTCCCAAAGGTCAGCACCTAAAATAATTCCATCAGGTCTATACGCTTTACTTCCCCAAACACAATTAGTTAATTCAGCTGCTTTACCTGCAACTAACATTTCATTTGCATCTTTTAAAGGTATTGTACAAATCTTTGCTTTGTTAGGTGAAAATAATTTAGCACATTCTACTGCTGCTTCTTGACCATATTTATCTTGGTCAAACATAAGTACAACAGATTCAAAACCTTCAAGCCATTCAAGTTCTTTTTGAATATCTTTTTTAGCTCCTGCTGCACCTGTTTTAATACTTACTACTGGGAATTTATTTTGATTAATTTTAGAAACAGACAAGGCATCTAGTTCGCCTTCTGTTACAATAACCATTTTACCTTTGTCACGCCATAAATGTTGTCCAAACAATGTTGCTTGTTTAGGGTCACCTAGCCATTGAAAAGTTTTATCTGGGTATCTTAATTTTTGAGCTACTAATGTTTTATTTTTGTCATAGTAGTTGGCAATGTGGCAAGGTCTTCCAAACCAAGAGCCAATTTGATAATTAAATTTTTGTGCGGTGTCATAATCTATTTTTCTTTTAGTTAATTCTTTTACGTCACCTGTTATAAAAGTTACATCTTCATTTGTTTGTTTTGGTTTCAAATCGTTTAATCCTTCTTTTCTTGTGTTGCATGAAAAACAAAAAGTATGTCCATCATCATAAACTGAATTGGCATCACTTGAGCCGCATTCATCACAATGTGTGTGATATAAAAAAATACTCTCTGTTTTATTCATAAAATCCTTAGTTAAAGTTAACCTACTGGGCATTACACCCAGCAGGCACAAACAAACTATCGCAACAATTCTTTTACATTGAAATGCGGCGATAAAGAGCTAGTCACATCTCTGTGACCAACAATCTCAACATCATTGTATTCTATTTTTAATTTAGCAATCAGTTCTATAAGGGAACTATATTGTTTAAAAGTATAATTACAATCAGGTTGTCCATTAGTTGATTTACCACCAATTAGGCAAATACCAATAGAATTTTTATTAGACAAAGTAATTGTAGTATTAATATGTGCACCAGCAATTTGAATGTCTCTACCATCTTGCACATCACCATCTCTGGTTATTACTTTGTGAAAAGCACAAGAAAACAATCCTTCTTTTCTGTGTTTTGTATCTAAATCTTTTACATTAACATTTTCTTCAGGAGTGGTATCAGAAGAATGTATGACAATATATTTAGTTTCTTTTCTTACACTGTTCATAACCATTCCTTCGGAATGTGTTTGTCAGAATATTTAAAACCATATTTATCACACCACATACCGTATGTTGTCGTAGATTTTTTACTTATCCTACTTTTTGAATTACTAAAAACAAATCTAATATCTAAATTAGGATGTTGTTCTTTAATCAATCTCATTTTTTGTCTGTCTTGTGTGGTAAACAAACCTTTAGTTTCAATAAATATTTTTTTATCAATTAAATAAAAATCAGGTGTGTAAGTATGAGCTTTTTGTGGCTTAGTATATTTCAACTTAGTCTTTTCAAACTCATACACAACACCTTGATTATTTAACTCAGAAGCAATAGCTTCTTCTAATCCAGACCTAAATCCGTAAGTTAAACCTACAGTTTTAGAAGTCTGTGTTTTCTTGTACAGTCGTCTCTGCTGCCACTTCATTTTCTATTTCTTTTTCTGCGGCCACAAAACCACCTTCAACTTTGTCAAAACCGTAACCTTCAGCACTGCCAGCTCCGCCTTCAACAAGTTCAGTTATTTGTACTGCACGTAATCTTAAAGATACGCCAGCTCCTGCCATAGCAGTGTACCACGGCATAAGTTCAGCACTTACTTTCATTTTACTTCCAGACCAAACATTAGTATCAATCATTGGTTTACCAGAACTATCAAAGATAGCAATTTTAAATGGAATTACTTTTCCATCT